ACCGTAATCGGGGTCCCACAAATCACCACCGCGCGCATCCTGTGTTGTCCATCACACAGCCGCCCATCCGCGTCGATGACGATGGACTCCCCATTGGCCTCCCAAGCACCCCGGTCGATCTGAGAGGCGATAAAGGTGGCCCGGATTTCGGACAGGTGACGATTCTTGGTGCCGTTGTTCAAAAGAACTTCGGCGGCTGCGGGGCCGATCCTGTACCACCCGTCCAAGGGATTCGTGTCGAATGCTTTCATCATCATGTAGCTGGTCTGGGGTACGTTCATTGCTTCTGCTTTGTTCACAGGAATTCTCCTTTCGAGTGTCGTGGGGCGTGCCGGGCTTGATACCGGCTTGCTCATTTCTGCACCCTGTTGCTTGTGTTCGGGCCGACCAGTAACCGAGGCTTCGATGGTCGTTCAACAGATTCCTGTCTAGCAGGCCTTCGCTCGGGTTTCTAGCCCGAGAGTCGTGCGTGTCCATCCACGCCGCCACCCCACCATGTTCAACTTACGTTCTTGCGCGGCCGTCCGCGCTTGCGCTTCGGGATAGTGTTGGTGATGACGTTGGGGAGAGGGTCGTTCTTGATGGTCGGCACAGAATCTTGCCACGACGCCACCCCTGTGGCCGGTCCTGTTGCAAGGGTGCCTGTAGTGTGGCGAACGATGGTGCGCCGCTTCCGTTTCGTGGGTGCGACCGCTTCTAGGTCTGCGGCAACTCGTCGTTGCACCGAACGCAACACGATTGCTCGCACCCCGGCGCGATCCTCGTCCGAGAGCGGCGCCGGCTGCCCGTTCCATGACAACAGTTCCACGAGTTCCAGCACTTTCTGGAGTTCTGCGATCCGCGCCGTGTCCTCTGCGGACTGTGGTGAAGTCCTCATGCTCCGGGCCGGCTCTGCTGCCACGGAAGGATTGGGCATGGCAACAGGCGCCGGCACCGGAGCGGACTGCGGGATGAGCGGGCTTGGGGGCAGGTTCACGCGCGGGTCGTGCTGGTCGAGCTCGGGGTCCAGCCACTCGGCGGGCACATCGGGGTCGTAGTTCGGCACGGGAGCGGAGCCCGGCCCGAAACCTTGGATGACGGTCGGGTCCGGGAGCGGGTCGCGGCCCTGAAGCTCGCGAATCTTGTCGAGGTCCTGAATGAGACTGCTCATGCGGGAGTCCTTTTGAGTTTAGGGACACGTTCTTCTTCGGGGATGGTCAGGAGCCACAGCAGGAACGATCGTGTCTCGGGCCGTAGGAGCGGACAGTTGATCGGGTCGAGGCAGAACCGGATGTGGGTATCCTCGACGTTGTTGTCCCCGATGACGATGTGCGCTGCGTATGGCTCGTAGCCGTCGTCGTAAACGTCCTCGTGCGCGCAGATGACATCGTAAACGAACTGACTGATGCTACCGTCATCAATGCAGGTCTGGCACATTGGCGTGCTCCCGTGGCCCTACGAACAGGGACCACAACGTCAGCGCAGCTTTGAAGCCAGCTAGCAGTTCGTCGAGCGAGAGCGTGCGGCCATCGTACAGGTGCCCGAGTTCGTGCGGCACGACTTCGAGCGACCCGCCCGCAGTCTTCGGGATATGCACCAGCCTGCCGGGGACCACGACTGCCCACCTATTCGCTGCCCGCAGGTACGCCGCCATCTGCATGTGGTGAGTGTCGTAGATGCCTGTCGAGGACTTCCAGTCGTCCAGCAGAAGCGAGCCGGCGGGGGTGTCGGGGCAGCCGGGCAGGGCTTCGGAGAGCAGGTCGATGGTGCCGGCGTATCCCCACTCCGGGTCCCACACGGGCTGCTCGATACGGACAGGCTTGCGCTTGGCGCCGACCCACCATGCACGCCAGGACGAGAACCCGATGGCAGCGGGGGAGGATAGGCTGGGCTCTGGGCCGACCTTGAGGCCGAGTTCGCGCTGAAGATGCCACTGGATACGACCATGAATCTCGGCGCCGATGTCCCCGGCTTTGGCGAGCAAGCGCTGGTGAGCGCGGGCCTTGCCGAGACGATTTTCTACAGCAGACACCGTGAACTGTCCGGGGGCGGTTATCAGGAGTTCGCCGACTGCCTCCAGCACGGCGGCGCGCTCCGAGTTAGCGGACCACTTAATGAGTCCTTCGGTCCCGAGCCCGGCACACTTGAGCACGGCGGTCACGCGTGGCATATCGCCCTCGGGGGTGTCATAGAACTGGGCACCGTTCCGGTTGCGAATCTTGAGCGAGCCGGGCTCCGGCCACGCGGTTCCGAACAGGTCGAGCGCGGTCATACAGGAACTCCGCAAAATGGGCAGGTGCGAGGCTTTGTGGCGTGTTCTTGAGTCTTGGAAACCCACTCCAAGAACTCGTCTGCGAGGGATGGCGACATTCCTTTAATCAGCGCGTCTCTGAGAAGGATCGGACCCTCCTCAATCGTATCGAACAGGTGAACTACTTGGCCTTTGCTCACGAGACGTAGTCCTTCCATGCCTCGTAGAGTTCCAAGGCGAGTTGCCGTGAGCCCATCATGTCCGAACTGCCCTGAAAGACCCGGCTGGCGAAGTCGAGGCAGCCGAGCAGCAGCAGCGTGCGCTCCGACGTTGCCTCAGGGCGGGTTTTCCCGGCCGGGGTAGTGTTCTGGGTTGTCTGGGGCGCGGCGGGCTTGGCGGGCCGTTCCCGGCAGCCAGGGAACGAGCACGCCCAGAACTCCCCGTAGGCCTTGCCGGTGGTTTTGGAGACGCCGGAGGGTACGAGTTTCCAGGCTGTGCCGTGAGTAGGGCAGACACCGGGAGCGGTCATCGGTCCTCCAAAAGTTCGTAAATCGTGCGAACACGGACCCAGACAAGCGTGCATTTACTCAGCGCGTCGTGCTCTGGATTGGTGCGCCCCGCTCGCTCTGGGTCCCATGTCATGTCTGTGGATTTGTGGCAGAACTTGGGATTGCCGATCCGAGCCTTGTCAATCGGGCCGAATCCGTCGTCGTCGCCAACTGGGAGCTGTGCGTTACCATCCTGTTCGGTGCGCGACCAGAATCTCCCGTCCGGAGCTTGGGCAACCACGCCATCGAGGCCTGTTACAAACATCTTCACACCGCACCCCCGAGGTTAGCCGCGATGTCAGCCTCGCAGTCCGAGCAGGTCAGCTTGCCGAGCAGGCCCGAGGGCGCGACCCAGCCGGGGGTCTCACAGGCAAAGCAGACCCCCCATTGCTTGCCGGGGACCAGCGAGTAGTAGGCACGCAGCGGTTCGAAATCACCCTCCCGATAGCGGGCGAACGCGGCAGCGAACGCGGGCGAGACAGCGGACAGGTCACTCATGGGGCGATCCTCCGTTCCAGCAGGACACAGCATTCGTGGGCAGCGACTTCGACTACGTTCGGCTTGACTCGGTACGCCTTCGCCATGCGGTCAATGAGGTCCAAGCCAGGCATTACGGCGCCGCGTTCACAGTGGTGCAGGTGCGAGACGGAGCACTCCAGCGCGATTGCCCGCTCCACCGCTGTCGGCAATCCGGCTTGGATGCCCAACTGAGCGAGTGGGCCAGCGTTGCGGCGGGGTCTCAGTCTGCGCTTGCGGGACATTTTCGTGGCGGTCCTCATGGGCATCATACTAGGCTATCAGTTTAGCCAAGTCAACGGCTATCTCAGCGGGAACTGGTCTGCGACATCGGCGTAGAGCTCGGTCCAGCGAATGAGCGCGCAGTCCAAGTGAGCCTCGCCCGGAGGCAGGCGGAACGGCTCCGCGCTGGTTTCGACGGATAGGTCAGTGATCGGGCGGTCGCACAGCCAGCAGATGGCTGTCATGGTCTCCAGCCCTCCCGGTTGTCTTTCGGCTTGCGATGTTCGTCAATGTATTCTGCGAAGCTGCCAATAGCTAAGAGCAGCAGCGGTACGGGCAGACCGGATTGAATGCTCGCAAGCCAGACTTGTTCAAGCCGATGAGCAAGTTGTTCGCGCAGGTCAGGCATGTGGCACCTTCGTATGCGGCCGTAGGACAGTTTGGACATGGGCGGGCAGGCGCCGGCGGGCACGTTCGGCCCGGTAGGACCAGCGGGCACGGTAGGGCGAGTCCCAAGCGGCCAGCTCGCGGGAACTGGCGCGGGCGTATTGGAACGCGAGGCTACGCAGGTTGCGGCTCATGGTTGGACCTCGCTGGCGTCGAGCAGTTCGGTGAGAAGTCGCTCCAATTCGGTGTTGAAATCATCCCACGCGGCATCCCTCGCGGCATCCCTCGCGGCATCCCACGCGGCAGCCCACGCGGCATCCCACGCGGCAGCCCACGCGGCATCCCACGCGGCAGCCCTCGCGGCAGCCCTCGCGGCATCCCTCGCGGCATCCCTCGCGGCATCCCTCGCGGCAGCCCTCGCGGCATCCCTCGCGGCATCCCACGCGGCAGCCAGCGTCGCCTCGTCAATCTCGCCGTCGAGCCATGCGAGCTTGGCTGCAACGGCCGCGCGGCTTCGTGGGTCCACGGGTCGGCCCGCAGCGTCCTCGCGGTCCAGTGCCTTCGTAGCGCACCAGCAAGCGAACCGATGCAGCATGTTCGTCGCGTCAATGTAGTCGGTCAGCATCGTGCAGTCGGACGCGGCGTGCTTGTCGTTTTGGTGCGGTAGGATGACGCCCGACAAGTGACGGCGCGCGACGAACGGCCCCGGCGCGTATTGCAGAGCGTCGAGCGCCCGCAGGGAGCCGTGGTAACCGGACTCGCACGGGATGACTTCGCCCTCATGGTGCAACGCGTCGCCAGCCTTCGGGAGCGGACGGCCATCGCGGAGTTTGTCGGCAGCGAAATGCCAGACGGTGATGCTGGGTGCGGCCTGCTCAATGGCGCTCACTTGGTCCCCTCCTGGGCGCGGGCGGCTACCGCGTCTCTCCGGTTATCGGACTGAGTGCCGATGGACAGGTGTCCGGGGCGAACGCACAGTCGGTTTCCGCATAGATGGCGTACCACCAGTCCGTCGGCTGGCCATTCACCAGTACTGAAAAACCACGCAACCCGATGCGCCTTGAGAGTGGCCCCACCAACCCCGCCAGCACCGATTGTCCCGTACCCGGTGTCGGTGGTAGCGCCAGTCCACAGCCAGTGTTCGCCATCATGTTTGATTCTCCTTAGCCAACGCTGCAAGAGCGAGGCGCGATATGGTGACGACACCCGATTGGCTGGGCGACCACGGAAGCGGCTCATCGGTCCGTCTCCTGTCCGGTGGCACGTCCGCTCCCCTGCTCCGCGCGGGCGAGAGCGGCGCGCGAGTTGAGGATCATCTTCCCTGTGATACACATTGCCCCGCTTGGTACTCCGCGCTGATAGCAGCAGGTCGGCCCCGCTGTTTGCTGACAATGGTACGCCGACGCTTCCATCGCGCCAAGCGCGTCCCGGAGCGCCTCCGTGAGTGTCGCGACCTGCTCCCGGAGCGCGGCGGACTCGTTCACCAGCGCGTTGTGCTCGTCGCGCAGGATTCGAGACTCCACCTTGCCGATGGTGCGGTCAGGCCACAGCCAGCACTGTCCGGGCGAGCGTGGGTCAGTATCGGAGCGGGACAAGTCATTGGTTCCGGTCTGGCGCGTGGGATCGTAGGGCAGGGTCATGACAGCACCTCCAGCCGGACGGTGCTCCAAAGTTCCCCGAGTTTCATGTTGTACTCGGCGATGATGACGTTCGCGTGCTTCTGGCAGTACCAGCATCCGGGAACCTTGTGGCCGTCCGGCGCGACGAGCCAGACATCTGCCGGAGTGGTGCAGCGCTCGCGGCCGTAGTATTGGGAGCATCGGAGCCCGTTCACGAGATCACCTCCGGGGCGGCCTTGGCGATAGCGGCGCGGGCGGCCGCGATGCCCGCCTGTCCGCGCGTGTCCTCGAAATGGGGGTACGTTTCGCTGGCGTGGTCCATGAGAACCTTGAGCGCAGCGAGCAGGTCGGGCGCGGCAGCCATGAGCGTGGCGTGGTTGATGGCATAGAGCACGAAGCCGGCGAGAGTTTCGCAGTCCACATCGACGGTGACGGCCGCGTACTTCTGTCCATCGCTGAACCGGCATTCTAGGTGCGTTTCATCTTCGCCATCGCGGAGGGTGGCATAGGTTGGCATGCCGGGGTCGCCGGGAGCTGGCGTGTGCTTGTCGGGCGCTGCGTTCTGGCGGGCGGTCACTTGGCACCTCCAGTCAGGGCGGACCAGCGGGAGAGCGTCCCGTCGATCCGATCCGCAATCTCGCAGTTCGTCTGCTGCGCATGATTCTTGATCTGCAACACGGACCAGAACGGCGCATTGTCGGTGATGCTGTTGCCCGATTCCGTGGCGATCCGTCGCACATCCGCCAGCGCCTCCGCCATCTCGGCGGCTGCGGAGCGGAGCGAGTCGCGCTCGGCGATCAGCGCGCGGACATCCTCGATCGCGCGCCAGCGATCCGCATTTGGCATGTCCGGCTTGCCGTCGTTCTCGGAATGCCACAACAGTTTGAGCGCAACCTGTCCGGGCGAGCGGGTCATGACGCCACCTCTGCAGACTCGGAGACTTCCCGGCCCGCCTTCAGGATTTGGTCTGCTGCCTTGAAGATGCGCGCGGCACTACGCTCCGAAACTTCACCCTTCCCAAGCCAATGCTGCAAGTAGCCTCGGGACTTGTCCAGTTCCGGCAGGCCGAGAACGCTGGCCACGATGTAGGCCGTTCCTTCCGCTTCTACTTCCCGGTCCGAGTGCGTCAGAGTTTCCGTATCGGACAGGCTGGCGGTTTCGTGTTCCGTGTGCCCGAGCACCACGTGCGCCACTTCATGCGCCAGCGTGCGGCCGGGATTGTACGCGAGCGGAGACACGGCAACGGAGCGCTCATAGGCGTATCCCTGACAATTCCCGTTCTCCATCGTGAACGGCACACGCACTACCTTGAGCGATTGGAGCGCACGGTCCCAATCGAACCCGGGAACGGCTGGCAGTGTCGGCTCGGTTGCGCCGTCCGTCTGCGCCAGCACGAACCAAAGTGGACGCCATACGAACCGGGCGAAAACTTCGGTATCCACTTCGCCGTCCGGGCGGTTGACCTCACGCTTGCAGGTCAGCGGCATGCACAGCGTCAACGCACGCTCGCCCCGCTTGACATGCCGTCCCAGTTCCTTCCACTTGGGGAACGTCGCGATAGGTCCGGGCGTAATGCCACGGCCGCGACACTGGAACATTGCAGCCATGGCATTCCCCATGCTGTACGTGTGGAACATGGAATAGGCTGCCGCGATGCTGCCCGGCTGCTCTACGGCCTCGCGGAGCAAGTCCGCGAATCGGAGCTGCTGGCGTTCGGTCATGTTCTCCGCCTTTCTGGTGGCAAGCGGCCCAATCCGCCTGTCACCCACATCATATGGCCGCACTGGTGGCCGTGTCAATAGCTATTCTGCGAGGGGGTGTTGATTTCTTCGGCAAGGGCCGGCGGGGCCTTGAGCCCAACCTAGATACAACCTGCCATGCGGGTCACACGAGAACGCCACCTCGTGGTCAACCGGCGCGCCCACCCTAGCCCTGCCTACGCTACCTAGTACTCCACGCCTACCTCGAACCTGTCCCGCCCGCTCAGCCCAGCCTCGTGAGCCCAACGCCGTCCCAGAGCGCTATGCCCAACCGCCTGTCACCCTGTCAGCTTTGGTAACCAGCTCGCAGACAGCCAGGTTTACATAACAGGTTTACATTACGCACGATTATTGGCTTGTTTCTGACCAGTGAAGTGGGCGGGGGAGGGCCCCAACTGGGCGAGTGAGATTTAGAGATACCCAAGTCGAGAAATACGGGAAGTTTTTTGGGGACATGGAGATAGCGGGCATTGACAAATGCAGGGAGCGGGCATAGATTGGTAAGTGCGGGGAGAGAAAGGCAACAGGAATCCGGTCCGTTCACGAAGGCCTTCCCTCGCCCCGCAGGCAGACGGAGAGCAGCAGTACCGTGGACGGGCCGGATTTCTGCTTGGATGGAGGCAACGGATGGCCTGGAGGACAGTTAGCTTGGACATGGCGCGGTGGGTGACGGAGACGGGGCGGAACGTCTTGGGGGATGCGGAGCGGTTGCGGCTGTACGATGCGATCCCTGCGATATGGCTGGGTGGGAGGGGGGCGGAGTCGAGCGAGGACGAATGGCGCAAGTCGTTGGGGTACAGCGTTGAGGCGTGGGTAGCAGTACGCGGCGGGTACGAGATCGTCCTGGGGCACGAGGACGGCTGGTACCTGCCATTTTTGCGGGACGAAGCGGTACGGCAGGCGGAGGTGAGCCGGGTGCAGCGGGCGAACGCGTCTGTTAGCCGTGGCAAGCGGCGGCTAGCCGTGGCTAGCGACGGCGAGCGACGGCAAGCCATGGCGAGCCCTGCTTCTGGTGTTGCTTCTGCTTCTAGTCTAGAAGCTATAGAAACAAACACACACACGTCGCCTAACGGCTCCGCGAGTGAGTTTTCGTTATCACTCAACGGAGGTTCGAGGCTTCCAGCGAAGAAGGTTCGGTCTCGGCCTCCGCGCGGGCTCGATATGCCCCGCACCGACAAGGACTGGGCCGAAACCTTCGCTGAGAGCTTCTGGCCCGCCTACAGCGAGTTCAAGCCGGGTTGTTCTCGGGCCGCCGCCTGGAAAGCCTGGTGCGCCATACCCCACCCCGAAGGCCAGTCCGACTGGGACGCCGTCTGGTCCGCCTTCGAAGGCTACCGAGAAAAAGCCCCCTCGGAGCCGCGTTTTCGCAAAGACGCCTCGACCTGGTTGAACGATTACCACCGCAACCTGATGCTGGAGGCCGGATGAAACTAGTTGCCTTCGCCGTCGATCAGGGCCGCGCCTACGTCCTGCTCTCCGACGGCTCGGTCTGGATGTCCACCCCCGCTGCCAGCACTTGGGTCGGCGCCGGTTTTCCCCGCTGCCCGTGGCTCGATGAAAAACCCGAAACAGGAGGTCCCCGTGGGCTGGAAAACGTCCGAGAAGAAGCGCAACGCCGAGCCCAAGCTGCCGGAGTTCTACGGGTTCCGCGAGGACGGAAGCAGCTACAAGTCCGCAAGTCCGGTTGATTCCGCCTGCACCCGTGCCGTCTGGCGCCTCGTCCGCACCCTCCAGCAACGCAATCTGCGTCCCTGCGAAATGGTCCTGGAGATCGCTCACGAACCCGATTTCGTCCGCCACATGTTCGGCCTTACCGAGCTCGCCCAGTGGTCCACGCTCGACCGCTACTGGCAGTGGCGCCTCGCCTGGACCACCGGCTCCGCTATGAGCACGCTCAAGTACCGGGGCGCCGGAGTCCCGCTCACGTTCGACGACGAACAGCCGTGGCGCGAACGCGTCTCGCTCGCTGCCAAGATTCACGGCGAGCCCGAATACGGGACCTACTTGCGCATCGGCGACAAGGACTACCCGCTCCCCGAAAAACTCAACGTCGCTGAACTGCTGACGGACCTGCTGCACATGCCACCCGCCCCGAAAGACCCCGACGAGTTGTGGCAGTACCGGCCGCTCCTGACCATGAGCGACGACGAGATGGCCGCCGAGAAAGCACGCCAGCTCGCCGCGTTCGCCGCTCACCAAGAACACGCTTGACGCAACGCGTGACCCGGAGCAACATGCCCGAGGTCGCGACTCCCGGACGCGGCGCGCGCGACTGCACGACAGGATCGCGCCGCGTCACCCCTTCACGGATCGAGCGAGGCACGCGATGGACCGCCCGGAAGTCTGCGCGAAGGCCGTAGGCAGGATGCCGCTCACCCTAGCCGCCCTGAGCCCGGTTGAGAGCGGCCTTCGTTTTCCGGTCTGACGATGCCAAGCGCCTTGGTCTCCAAGAAGTTCAAGGCCGGCAAGCTCCACAGCGGCTCCAAGCACGGCCCCATCGTTACGGACCCCAAGCAGATGGTCGCCATCCTGCTCGGCGAGCGGCGCAACGAGCAGGAAACCGGCTCCGCTGATCGACACAAGAAACCCACCCGTAGACGGGCGTGATCGTGTGTCCGGTCTCCAACTCGCCTGCCCCCACTGTGACGCCCCGGTCCCGAACCCGATCGCACAGTTGCGCGAGCTCACCTACCCCTGCCCCGATTGCGGCGAGTGGTGCCTGCGCGAAGAACTCAAGTGCAACCCCCAACTCGCGATTTGGATGGGTGGCGGCGGAGTCGCGGACTTGAACATCGCCGAAGTAAACGCCCTGATCGACGCGCGCCTCTACGATACCGCGTTCTATCACCGCAAGTTTCGGTATGATCTGCAAGTCCCCGCCGGGTCCACGATTCCGGGATTTCGCTCGGCAAGCTACATCGACAAGGCGCTTGGGATCGTCCGTTATGTCGATCTCCCCGCCGGAACCAATAAGATTTTCGAGATTTGCGAGAAACTGCTCGTGGACCCATTCAACGTCTGGGCGCTGCCGTTCAGCTACAAGATGCTCCAAAATCAGGGTAACAACGTTGGTACCCAGGCCGGTGAATCGTTGCAGGGAATCCAGTGGGGGTCCTTCAGCCAAAACCCACCGTGGCAGACCAACTATGCCTCGGCAAGCACCGGATCGGTGATCCAATTGCGTTTCAATTCCACCAGCCAGAAATGGGAAGTGCTGGTGTGGGATACGGATACCGGAACCCCGCCGGATGTCGTCGAATGCACGCTCCAGCCGTCATTCCAAGTGGACTACCATCTCGTTGAACTGCGCATGGATTACACCCCGGTAGTCGGCGGAGGTTCAACGCTCAAGGCCTACCTGAATGGTCAACTCGCCCACACCTACAGCGGAACTCGGCTGGACAATGTCCTGCTTGCGGGTAACAACGACGGGTTTGCGGCAGGATACTTCGTCACGCAAGGTACCTCGGGTGCTCGCAGTGAAGCGGGGTTCTACGACAACGCCATCTATCAGCCGCTCCCCGCGATGGTGAACTCGTTCTGACATGGGACGCCTCGAACTGCTATGCCCGAACTGCGAGACTCCAGCGAGGCCGTCCCTCATGCAACCTCCGCCGGAGATGTTCACCTGTGAGACCTGTCACGAGACCACTCTGCGCAAGAACCTGAAGCAGCAGCGTTACGAAAGTCTCGTCGTCGCGGGTACCGGACCGATCTATGGCGGTGCTGGGGCAACCAATCTGGCGACAGGGTCGATGATCGACGCGACGCAACTCACCACGACCCTGACATCCGGCACCTTCACCTCACGCGTTGGAGACATCTACGTCGTCAGCGTCGCCAGTTCTCTGAACAGTGCCGACCCGACCAGCGTCAAGTCTGGAGCCGGAGCCAACACGCTCACCAAGGCGGCATCGGCGAACTCCGCCGGAGCTATTTGGGTGAGCATCTGGTACTCCAACGCAGCCGACATCGGCACCGCAGGAGCCGGAGACACGATGGTTGCGACCTGGGGCGGGACCCTGCCCGCTGCCGCCGTCATGTCCGTATCCAGGCTGACGCGCTCGGCGACGGTCTCTGTGCTCGACAAGACCAAGACCGCATCAGGTACCGGGCCATCGTTCAACAGCGGGCTGACGACCGCACTCACCAGTATCAACGAATACGCGGCTGCCGCGCTCGCCGTGTTCGAAGACCTCTCGGCTGGAGCGCCGTCATGGACGACCCCGTTCGGTGGTGCTCTTGCCGTGCACTGTGCTTCGATTCCGGGCGGCGATGTCAGTCTGTACGAAGGCCGGGCGCAACTCCTCTCCGCCGCTGCTACGCGCGCAGGCGGTACGATCCCCAGTGGAGAGATCGACTGGGTGATCGCGCTCGCGACGTTCAAGCCCGCATGAGAGAGGACCGCTGAGTGTGGCCCGCACGACGCTCTACTGCCCAGCCTGCGAGAACTCGGTCATGCCCGCGATGGTCCAGCCGCCGCCGCCGATCTACGAGTGTGACGTGTGCTGGGAACGCACTCCGCGCGCCGAACTCAAGAGCTTCCGCGACCTCACGGTACTGCGCGGCGATGCGTACCCGCCCGTGAGTCCGTCCATCAACTCGGTCAACTTGACCGCCGACCAAACGTTTACGTCCTCCTCCGTCGTGAACGTCACGGGCCTCGCCTTCCCGCTCGTCGGCGGTCTTTATGTTCACTTCCGGTTCTTCCTCCTGGTCCGGAACAGCGTCATCAACGAAGGTGCCAAGTTCACGCTCACCTTCCCGACCTCGACGCGGTTCGATTGCGTCGCGAAAGCTTGCCTTGGCGGCGACGGAGCCGTGACAACTTGGGAGGACACGATCCTGTCCAGCGGGGACGCCGTGACGACGGTCAACTTCCCGGTCGCGAACACGGATTACCCGATCACGATTGAGGGCGTGATTGTCCCCTCGGCGGTGGGGTCCGTGCAGTTGCAGGCCGGGAACGAATCGAGCGGCGGCACGGTCACGGTCCGGCAGGGGTCTCTCTGCCTCATCACGAGGCTGCCGTAGTGGGTGCCAACATCATCGAAGTCTCGAAGGCCGCTTCAGGAGCGGTGAACTCGGCGATTGCGAGCCTGACAGGTGGTGGTATCGTTCAACTTGGCCCCGGTACATTCGCGGGCGACATCACCTGGACTCAATCGAACCTCGAACTGCGTGGGTCCGGCGTAGACGCGACGGTCCTGACGGGCTCGGTCGCGATTCAGACAGGTGCCGTCAAGATGAACAACCTGACGATCCGTGCGACTGGCAAGGCATTCGGTCTCAAGTTGTTCACCTCGGGCGCAGGAACGCCGCGCAACGAGTTTCGCAACGTGGTCGTGGGCGCGACCTCCGCCGTATCGGGAGACGGTCCAACGGTCGGCATCTGGCTCGATGGGGCCATTCTGACGGTATTTGACCATTGCACGACTCAGTTCAATACCGGGGCCGGGCTCTACGTCAACACCACCGTCGGAGCGTTCTCGACCAACGTCAATAGCTTCCGCGACTGCACGTTCAACGGCAACGGCACCTATGGGGTCCACCTGGAGCAGGGTGGCGACGGTGTGGCGGCGATGATGTTGCACCACTTCGTTGGCGGAAACATTGAGAACAACATCTTGGGCGATGTGTTGGTGGACAGCAACACGCTGGTGCGGTTCGAGGGCATCGACTTCGAGACGAGCCAAGCCATCACGAGCGTTGTGGACATCCGGACCAGCAATCCAGCCATCATCGAGTATTGCAACTTCGTGGTCACGGGCAGTGCATCGTCGGCGAAGTTCTTCACGATGAGTGGTGTCGAGGCCGGGCTGGTTCGCTACAACCGGACCTCGGGGTTTGATGCCGGTGCCATCGGCATCTTCACGGATACCTGTGTCCAGTGTCAGGCCTACGGCAACGTGACGAACGCTGACGGGGCTGGCAGAGTCATCAACAATCGTGGCTCGATGTGGGGCGTGACATGACCCGCCCGACCTCGTTCTATCAGCGCGGGCTCCAGTTCTTCAACGGATGTCTGTTCCTTCCGAATAGCGTGGATGGCACCGGGAGCGGAGCGGGGCTCGGTTCGGCATGGACGACGGATACCGCCGCCGTGGGTATCGCTGTGACGCACGCCACGGTGGGCACGGCGTTCGACACCCAGTTCAAGCGCACGATCTACACCAACGCTGCGGGCACGGCGAACCAGGAACTCGGCCCGCGCCAGTCTCATGCCGGCGATTACCAGTTCTGGTTCGGCAACGCCGCGAGTCTCGGTGGTTGGTACATGTCCACGATCTTCCGCATCGAGACTTGGAACAGTGATAGCGGCAGGCTGTTCGCGGGCATGACCGCCAGCACGAACCCCGTGTGCATCTCGGACACGATCCCGAACAACACCATTGGTCTGTGGCACGACTCGACCGACGGGCAGGACGTGATGAACCTCGTCATCAAGGGAACCGGAGCCGTGGATAAGACGCTTTCGGTGACGACGCATGCACTGAACCCCGGTATTCTCGCCGCTGGCGTTACGCTCTTGTGGGAGATGTGGGCATTCCCGTTCGGGATCAGTGTCATCAACACGAACTTCCGACTGAGCCAGTTCGACGCCACCAACAAGCGAGTCAATCGCGTGAAGTGGAACGCCCAGGGCGGCGGCCCAACAACCACGACCATGTGCGCCCCGCAGGTCCAGATGAGCAACGGGGCCGACACCACCGTCTCTCACTATTCGATCAGCGTGGCAAACATCTACTGCGCTCCCTATTCGCAAACGCTGGACGGTACCGGATGAGCTACGAGAAGCCCGATAAGCCCAAGCCCGCTACCCTCTCATTCAACGAGGTGATGGAGCACATCAGCGAAATCGCCCGTTACGGCGACGGGGCTGATAAGTTCCGTGCATTGAAGTTCATCGCGGCTCAGAACTCCGAGACCGCCGTTCTCCCGGAACCGCTCACCGCCGCAGAAGTTCAGGACCGGCTGGCTCGCATGATGCACCCCGCAGGAGTCGCCAATACCCAGATCGCCTATCGCAAGGCGTTCCCCAAGACTCAGAAACCGCTGGGAGCCGAGTTCCCGAAGATCGAAATAAGCGACCTCGATCCGTTCACCAAGTCGGACCTCCCGAAGACCCTGAAAGCGCTCTACAAACAGTTCCCGCACATCAAGCGCGGCGGATACCCGAAGGGATTCCCGAGGAAAGAGGGGCTGGAGGTCCAAGCCATCTGGTGCCAGAAGAAGGCGCTAGAAATGCTGCGCGACCGTGAGCAGGCCCGGCTCGAAGCATTGTCTCCCATCGCAGCCGCCCCGGAGCAGAAGCCCGATGCCTAGAGCCAAGCCCGCCAGCCGGGAGTTCTCGTGGGACGGCGCCGCCGAGATGGACTTGCTCCGGCATTTCTGCCGCGTGAACTTCTGGACCTTCTTCCTCATCGCGTTCGGCGCGGGATCGAACCCGAAGGGCCGGCGCTGGATCGACCCTGACGTACACAAGCCGCTCGCGGACTGGTACGAGAAGCACATCCGGGAGTGGATCGAGTGGCGCCGACTGGGTATCGCCCGCCAGAAGCACCTAGCTGTCATCGTTCACCGCGAAATCGGCAAGACCACGCTCATCACGCGCGCGGGGCAACTCTGGCTTCACCTGCTGGACCCCGAGATCGCGACGGCCACCGGCTCCGAGAAGGTCGAACTCGCCTCGAAGATGCTCGAAGCCATGAAGGCGGTGCTCGATGGTTCCGACTCGCACGCCATGTGGACCCTGCTGTACGGCGACTGGAGCGCCAACGCTCGCAGGTGGACGGGTCGCGAGATCGTGCATTCCGGCCGCCGCAATACTTCCCGCCAAGACCCGTCGTTCGTCACCTTCGGCGTGGAGACTTCCATCACCGGCTCTCACCCCGACGCCATCTTCTACGACGACCCAATCAGCTATGAACGCCTGACCACGGACACCAACTGGCTCGCGACGGTCAACTCGCAGGTGTCTTCGTTGGTCCCGGTCATTCAGGGGGACGGGCTCGTGGTATGGGTCGGGACGAGGTACGACGACGGGGACCACTTCGGGGAGGCATTCCGGACTCAGGGCGTGTGCTCGCTGAGCGGCATGAAGACCGGCAGCATCCCGGTGGACCCGACTGGCAACATCCACGTCTACTTCCTCTCCGGCCGGGACCCGGCTCAGGTTTCCGAGGAGTGCCCCGAGGGCAAGCCGACGACGCCGCTGGTCTGGAGCCACGACCGCATGAAGCGCTACCAGCGTACGGATGCCCTGCGCTACGCTGCCCAGGTGATGAACGACCCGAGCATTTCCGAACTGAACCCGATCACGCGCGAGCAGATCGAGCAATGCGGCATCTCTCCCAAGGAGGTCCCGTGGTCCGCGCTGCGTTTCTCCCTCCAGTGCGACACCGCTTTCTCAGACGGAAGCAGAATCGCGGGCAAAGACGAGACCGTGCTCCTCGTTCACGGCTATCCCCGCAACGGCTCCGGTGATGTCTACGTCATCGAGGGCTACGGCGATGCCACGATGCGGGCCGAGGATTTTGGCAAGTTGATCGTGGTAACGGTCCAGCGCTACCGCCGCAAGGGATTCAAGATCATCGCCATCACCGACGAGAAGACGCGCGCGGGCAAGAAGGGCTCATGGGAGATGAACCTCCGCAACATGTTCGCGGACGTGAACGAGCCTATGCCCACGTTCATCGAGTACGAGCGTGGCAACACGAAGAAGTACGAGCGCTTGCACGCCGCGACGACGTTCTGGGTGGACGGCCATGTTCGCTGGGTGAAGGGTGCTCCCGGTATGGACCGCCTGACCGAGCAAATGGCACGCATCGGCCAGTACGCCGTGAACCCACGCACCAAGATCGACTGGGCCGACGCCCATGCTGATGCGTTCAGCGCGCCTATGTACGTCCCAATGCGGCGGGTGGGACCGAACAGTTCACCTTGGGATCGCGGAGCACAGCCGATTGCGATGGAGGGGATGGACATGCGGCAGTTCGAGGACGACGAAGATCGCAGTTGGAGAGAACTGGTGCCGAGGGAGCCGATCCGATGAACCGGACCAAGCTCAAGGCCACCGCCAACAAGGACGGAACGATGACTCTCACGGATGTCTCCACGAGCCCGGTCTCGAAGCTGCGGACCACCTGCCGCTCCTGCCACGAGCGCACGCTGACGCCGGTGCTTTCGCTCGGCGAGCAGTACCTCGTCAACTTCGTGCCCGCTCCGGACCTGAACCTGCCCCGGAGTCCGCTGAACCTGGTGCGCTGCGAGGGTTGTGGGCTGCTCCAGTTGGACCACACGGTCAATCCCGACCTGCTCTACCGGGAGTTCTGGTATCGCTCCAGCGTCAACGAGACCATGCGGAACGCCTTGAAGGACGTGATCCAGACCGGCTTGAACCATCATGCGGGCGGGCGTTGGCTGGACATCGGCGCGAACGATGGCTTCCTGCTCGCTTCGCTGCCCCCCGGCTTCACGCGGATCGCCTGCGAGCCCGCGCTCAACTTCACCGAGGACTTGCACAAGGTCTCGGACCACGTCATCGCGGATTACTTCTCGGCCGACCATGACTGCCTGTACGGACCCGGCAAGCAGGGCGGGTGTGATGTCGTCACCAGCATCGCCATGTTCTATGATCTGGACGAGCCCGACGCCTTCGTGCGCGACATCGCTCGGGTACTATCGCCGGGCGGCGTCTGGATCAACCAGTTGAACGACTCGCCGACGATGGTGCGCGCTAACGCGTTCGACGCGATCTGCCATGAGCACCTGTGCTACTACGATGTGCGCTCGCTGAACGCGCTCTACGAGCGGAACGGGCTCTCGATCATCGGCATCACCTACAACGACGTGAACGGCGGCAGCATCCGGGTCACGGCGGTGAAGCGGACGTGGGAGAACCCGCACGGGTCGCTCATTTCTGAGCACCGCACGGTCTCGGACCTCGATGCCCACAACTTTGCGGGTCGGGTGCAGAAATGGCGCGACCGGATGCGCGAGCAGTTGGAGGGTCCGCTGACGTTGGGCGGGGCTCTCTGGTGCTACGGCGCGAGTACCAAGGGTTGCGTCCTGCTCCAGTACCTCGACATGCCGGGCACGTTCAAGGCCATCGCGGACCGCAACCCGGTCAAGTTCGGGACCTACATGACGGGGACCTGGCTCCCGGTGACGAACGAACAGGACATGCGCGACGAGCACCCGCGCAATGTGTTCATTCTACCCTGGGCCTTCCGCAAGGAGTTCGTCGAACGCGAGCGGAAACTGCTCGACGAGGGAACGACCTTCATCATTCCGCTCCCGAACATCGAGCAGGTGTTGTGATGACGATACAAGCGAACGGGTATCGCTGGACGGCGACAGTAGCGGGCAGGGTGCGATGATGAACCGCATCGCCGTCCTGATTCCGAGCCGGGACCGCCCGGAGAAGTTGCTAAAGGCGTGCCGCTCCGTGCTCGCGACCTCGAACCTCGCCGACGTGCTCGTATATGTCGATGAGGACCAGCGCGAACTGTACGAGTCCGGGCTCACCGGAGCAGGATTCGGACCGCGCGTGAAGGCGCTCTACGCGGCCCGTATTGGACCCGTGGCGGCGGCGAACTCGCTCGTGGACGAGAACCCGTCTTATGCGGCCTACGGACTCATCACCGATGACACGACGATTAAGACGGAGACGTGGGGTTGGGACGCCTGGCTCCTGGAGACACTGGATTTCTTCCCGCGTCGGCTGGCGGTAGTCTCTCCGCGCCACAACCTCGGCGAGCATGTGGACATGCCGTTCGTGTCGTGGGAGTGGATCGACTGTGTGGGCTGGTATGCCTGCCCGGAGTTCTACCACTACTGCTGGCCGATCCTGACCGGGTTGATCGGCGAGATGACGGCGATTGTCCACGCTCCGGAGCAGTCGTTCGCGATCCACCACGAGGGGTTGCCGCATACGAACCTCGCCTCGCGGGACGATGACGCCAAAAAGTTCTTCGAGTACGTCGCGCTCAAGATGCCGGTCCACGTCGAGGCGTTACGGGACGCCATGAAGCCTGAGGTAGTGACATGAAAGACACGCTCGGACCGCCGGCTGCCGGCAAGCACATGTTCTACCCTCCCAACGGGACGGTTTCCACCTGGATCGCGGACCAGTTCCCGCCGGGGTACGTCGGCTACTGCATTGACGTGGGTGCCAGCGACGGCATGTCCATCAACTCCACCTATCTACTGGAGAAGCAGCACCGTTGGACCGTGCTCTCCGTCGAGGCGAACCCCTACTACAAGCACCTGCTGAACGAGTGCCGGGCGTTCGTGAAGATGTGCGCGGTCGCGGAGTCACCCTCGGACGGCGCGGACTTCCACATCAACCTCGACAACCTTGAAGCATACTCCTCGCTCAAGCCGAGCCAGCACCCGAAGCTGGCAGCCGAGGCGGGAGAGCGGTGGGCGACAACCAAGGTCAATGTGCGAACGCTGGACCAACTACTCGCCGAGTGCGAGTTCCCGAGTCTGGACGCACTGTGCATCGACACGGAGGGGACGGAGCCGGACGTGCTGCGCGGGTTCGACATCGCGCGCTGGCAGCCACGCGTCATCCTCGTGGAGTCTTGGGACGCAGGGGCGTTGGACGAGCAACTGAAGGAGTTTGGGTATGAACGAGTCTGGCGGTCAGCGGATAACGATGCGTACATTTGCAGGGAAACGGTCCCTCGACAGTGGAGACTCCCAAGTGACAAAGCTTAACTATGCCGGGGGCGACGAGGACTCTTGGTTGCTCGGGCAGTTCCCCGAAGATTTCCATGGGTATGCCTGCGAGCTGGGTGCCCTGGATGGCGTCTACATCTCCAACACAAAGCTTCTGGAAGACCGTGGGTGGACCTGTTTGTGCATCGAGCCCAACCCGCGCCATCAGGAGGCTCTAAGGAAGAACCGTAAACTGGTTCTGACCTGTGCCTGTGACAGTCAGCCTAGCGCGCGTCGGTACATGCGCGAACATCCTAAGGTTTTTAGGGACACCTGGACCAGTTTTGAAGATTCGCAAGACCCAGATTTGTTTCCAACTACAGTTCTGACGTTGGACCAGTGCCTTGAGATCGTCGGATTCCCCCGGCTGGATGTGCTATCTCTGGACGTAGACGGAATAGAACGACAGATCATCGAGGGATTCGATATCGCGCGGTGGAATCCGAAGGCGGTCGTTATCGAGAAGGACACGGACGGACGGCTGGAATCTTTCTTTAAGCTCGGATATCGCCAAGTCGGGAGTGGATCGGATGACAACCGATATCTTCTTAGGGGTGACCAATGAGCACAGTGGTGATGACTTGCCCAGGAAAGCTCGGCGATGCTCTTATGCAATGGCCCATTGCCTATCATTGGGCAAAGCAGTCGGGACAGAAGTGCGAGATGTGGCTCGACGAGAAGACCTGCAAGCCGCTGGTCCCGTTGTTCGAGTCGCAGCCGTGCGTCGAGTCCGTGAAGCTCTTGGGCGGGGTCGAGAACTACAACTGCGGTGGCCAGCCCTTCCACATGAACCTCCCGACCTCAGCGTTCGAAGGGCACAAGGTCTACCACCTGGGTCTGAGAGCCTTCCCCGCGCGGCAACTCACGCTGGAGTGCCTGCAAGTCTCGAAGGTCCCGGTCAAGGTCAGCGTGGAAGACCTCGCCAACGAGCCGAGCCTCGTGGTGCCGGTGCCCGCCAAGTACAACCGGCTCGTGCTCCACGGGCAGGCGTGCTACGCGCACACCAAGAACAGCCCGACCTTCTGGAAGTTCCTCGCCGGCATCCGGGGCGAGTTAGAGCGCATGTTCGACGAGATCGTGTTCGTGGGGGTTGAGCGGGACCGCGAGGTGGGGCTGCGGACCTATCCCAACTGGCACGCCTACGACGACGCCGGGGACTTTGCCAAGCTGGCGGGCTACATCGCGGCCTCGCGCGCCATGATTGCGTGCGGATCGGCACCCGTCGTGCTCGCTGGCCTCTTGAAAGTCCCATCGATCCGGGTCCACGACAAGATCGCCAACGACGCCCCCAAGGTGATTTGGAACAACCTTTCTCCAAACAGCATCAACGACACGGAAATCGAGCTTCGCAAGTCCTGGCCGACGTTCCGAGACAAGTGGCTGGTTCAGAAGTCTGTAGACGCCGAGCCCGCAACGACGTAGCTTACGCGTTCGGAGGCTTCCAAGGATGGCCGTAGCGACCACTTCGAACCCCTCGGTAGGGAGACCAGGCGCCAGCGACCGGGCGCCCGCCACGGGCGTCTCTGAGGCCCGTATCATCGACTTGGTGGACGCCCGCCGCCAAGCCTCCCTGCGCCATAACAGCGTCGTGTTCGGCAAACTCCAGCGCTGGTACGACGCCTACCGTGGGGTCTGGACCGGCCGGCTGGCCCAGTTCCGCAACAACGTGACCATCCCGTTCACGTTCGCCATGATCCAGTCCGACGTGGCCCGCAAGGTGCAAACCTCCTTCGGCTCCTGGCCCATTGTTAGCTTCGAAGGCTACGCCCCCGAGGACGCTCCTCGCGCCAAGAAAAACGAAGTCTTGATTTCGGCGCAAATGAAGGACTGCGACTCGGTTATGCGGGCGGTGGACTTCTTCCTGCAAGCCGACATCTGCGGCACCGGGGTCGCCCGCTACGGCTGGAAGAACATCACCCGCCGGAACCGGATGCGGAAAATGGAGCAGATCGCCCCCGGCTACTCCGTCCCGGTGGTCCATGAGTACGACGCGACCATGTTTGACGGTCCGGTGTGGGAGCCGGTGGACCGGCTCGATTTCTGGCAGCAGCCCGCCCGCAACCGTATTCAGGACATGGCGTGGTGTATCCATCGCTACTACGCCGACTTGGACGATCTGCTGGAGGACTCGGTCGGCCCGAGACCCTATTTCGACCGCGAGGCTGTGCTACGGCTGCGGCATAACCCGATGAGCGGCAACATGTCGCAGGAGTTCTCGCAGCGGCAGGTGCGGTTCCGGAACGAGTACGACTACCAAGCTCGCGCCAACGAGCGCTTTGCTAAACCTGTGGAAATATGGGAGATGCACGGCCTCGTTCCGCGCGAGTTCGCTCCCGATGGCATCCGGTTCCGATGCATTGCGGTTGGCAACGGCAGGGTCGTCTTGAAGAACCGCGAGGGCGCAATGGGGACCAACGAACTCCCGTTCGTGTCCTACTCCCCGATGCCGGACCCCTATAGCTTCGACGGGGTCGCCAAGACCGAAATCGCCTACGGCCCGCAGCAGACCGCTAATAGGTTGGTAAATCAGAGGTTGGATGCACTGGACCACCTGATTGACCCGATGTACGTTGCCAATTCCGGGGCGAACCTGAACACGCAGCACTTGTTCACCCGGGCGGGGCGGATCATCCTCGTGGACGGCGCAGCGGACGAATCGAATCTGCGCGCGCTGGTCCCGAACATGAACGGCGTGAACCTGGTCCCCGGCGAGATTGGGGCTCAATTCGGGTTCATGCAGTTGGGCACAGGCGAGACGGAGAGTCTCCTGGGCCTATCGGGTGGGGGTGGCGGAGGCAACCGCGAAACGGCTCGTGGGTTCCTCGGCCGGCAGGAAAATGCCCTCACCCGCTTGGCGATGGAGTCCCGGCTCGCCGAGGAGGGGTTCATCGAACCCCTGGCGAACGCCTTCCGGCGCATGGACCGGATGTGGCTGCAAATGCCGCACGAGGTAAAAATCCTCGGTAGCCTCGCCACCACCGATCCCGTCACGGGGATGCCTTACGCACCCGAGAACTCGACGGTGGACTACGACGACTTGGTTCCGGACTACCGGGCGCGTGCGGTGGGAGCGTCGCAGATGATGGGCCGCAGCGTGCGCCAGCAGAACTTGGTCGCCCTGCTCCAGATGATGTCGGCCAATCCGGCGCTCCTGCAACTGGTCAACTGGGGCAACTTCGCGCGGCAGGCGTTCGAACTGTTCGATTTCAAGAACGTGAACGACCTTCTTGTCCAGCAGGTACCGGGGGTGAACGCGATGGCGGCCGGGGCCGGGATTTCTCCCGAGATGGCGGCCGGCGCCGTATCCACTCCGCTGGAGCAACTGAGCCCTGAGATTTTGGGACAACTGATGCAGAGCGGGAACGCGGGCAGTCTCGCCGCGCTCCAGTAGGCCACCATGCTCAACGACGAGGAAGTGCAACAGGTTAAGCTTGTACTCTCGTTGGGTGGATGGAACAATGTGATGCGACCCCGGATCGAGAACCGATCCCGGCAGGCAACAAAAGCCCTGGTACTGAGCCGGGCCGAACGCACGAGCCAGTTCGCGGGGCAGGATTTCGACACCGACGACGACGTGCTACGGGCGATTATCCGAGACTGTGAGTGGATGATCTACTCGTGGTTGAACGAAGTCGCGGTGGCGGATCAAAACAGACGGCGCGACGAACTCGACCGTCAGGACTCGAACGGAACAACCGCTGGCGCGAACCGCTAGCCGGAAAGGAATCCCGCAATGCCCGACAACGATCCAACCCAAACGCAGCAGGCTCCACTCAATCCCGATCTCGCCGGATACCCTTCGGTGGAGGCCCTGGTACAGGGCTACCGATCCAGTGGTGAGGAGGCGAAGCGCCTCCGCGAGCAGGTCGGGAAGTACGAGTCTGTGCTGGCTCAGGTGGTCCAGAACGGAGGCGTCCCGAACGGTCGCCAAAACGTGCCAGACCGTCGAGCTACCAGCGCGCAGGACCGGCTCACCGACTTCGGTATCCCGGTCGATGCTCTCGAAGAGGTTGTCCAGCAGAGCATCCAGAAGGCGTTTCAGCCGCTTTCTCGCGGCATCGAAGCGCGGGGGCAGATCGTGGCGAAGCATCCGGGATACGTTCAGTTTGAGACCGATGTGGCGCAGTTCATCAATACGGACCCCGACCTCTCGCAGCGGTATCCCGCGCTGTACGCGGCCGATCCGTACGCGGCGATGGAATATGCGCTTCTGCGGTTCAGCGACTCGCGTCGTCGTTCCGGAGGCCCGCCTGAGGGCGAGACTCGCAATGGAGTGGCGGACGCACAGATTCCCGGTAGCCGTGCTGGCGATGGCCGCAGGGCTCCGACTGCTGACGCGCAGGTCCAGGAAGCGTTCGAACGCTTCAACAAGACCGGCTCCAGTCGGGACGCAGCGGCCTATGCCAAGGCACGGCTCGGACCTCTACTCAAGGACCAGTTCCGAGCGATGGGGCAAGAGCTTTAGGGACTGATCCAGGAGGCATACGGAAATGCCAGGTAGTGTGCTTTCAGGTGTGTTCTCCACTTTCGATGCGGGCTTCTGGCCCTCCGGGACTGGAGTTCACCACGAGGATTTGGCCGATGTTGTGACCATCCTCGACTCGTTCCAGACGCCGATGTTCAGTTCCTCGCCGAAGAAGCGCGCCACGGACGTGGTCCACTCATGGACCATCGACACGCTCGCAGCGACGGCCACGGCAGGTGTCATCGAAGCCGCTGACTTCGGCGGTGACACGCTGACCGGACCCACCCGGCTCGTGAACGGTACGCAGATTTTCTCGCGTCACGTTGGCGTGTCGGACCGCGAGCGGGCGTCGAACCCGGCGGGCATCGCGGACATGTACGAGCACCAGGTGATGAAGGAGTTCAAGGTCATCGCCCGCAACTGCGAGGCTCGTCTGTGGGCGATCTCGTCCACGGGTTCCGCAACGGGCGCCGAGGCCGGTACGGCTCCGCTCATGGCAGGGTTCCGTGGTTTCGGCATCACGACTTCGAGCTCGGCCTCGGGCGGCGTCACAACGGCGGACATTGTCACGCTGTCGCAGACGTTGTTCGAGAACGGCGCGGAGCCTGACTCGATCTGGTTCGCACCGGCTTCGAAGCGGCAGTTCGTGAACGCCACCGTCTCGTCTGGCTCGGGCAACGTGCGCAACATCGCGGCGACCGACCAGCGTCTCGTGGCGAATATCGACGTGTTCGAGACGCCGTTCAACCAGTTGTACGCGGTCATCACGGATCGGTTCATCCCGATCAGCACGAACTCGGCCTCCGGTGCCTACTACATCGGCGACCGCAGTATGGCGAAGATCGCGTTCTTCCGGCCGCCTCAGCACAAGGCGATGGGTAAGGGCGGCGATCACACGCGCGGCATCGTGCTCATGGAGTGCACGCTGGAACTGGCGCACCCAAGTTCTTGGGCAGCCATGACGGGCGTCACCAACGGTTAGTACGCGGTAATCTTGGGGAGGGTGCTGGGCCGGGGTCACGGTCTTCGTGGGGAGCCTCGGAGTCAACAGCACCCTCTCAAAGAAAGGAGCCAGCAATGGCGGGAAACCAAAGCCGTGGTTTGATCGCGGCCTCAAAGACTCGCGGGTGGGACCCAACCGTGATTCAGGGCACGGGCGAGAGCATTGCCAACTTCGACAAGGACCAGGGAAACCTGCCGGGCCGCCCTGTCGGCACGCTCCCGGACGGTACTCCCGACTCGTGGCCCGATGAGCGCGGGTTGCCGACGCTGGAGACTGGCACGGTGAAGTTCTCGTACCCGGACACGGACCGAGAGAACACGGCGCGGCGCACGGCCAATGCCGATCCGTTCGCGGGGCAGACATGAGCCCGAACCTGAACCCCAAGTGGACGCAAACCGAGACCTTTTCGACCGATAGCATCATGGCGAAAGGGGAAGGCACCGTGTTCAAGGGTGCTCCGGACGTTGGTGTGATTGCGGGGCCGGAGTACTCACCACAGCTTCCGGGAACGCTCTCTCACTCGGGAGAGCGCAATGACGGCCCATCGGGTGCGGGGCCGATTCGCGGCGGTTCGGCGGGATCGGACATCTCAGGAGAAACGCCGGGGCTCGACTCCGGTGCGGGTACACCACCACAGGAGTAGGAGGTACGTCATGGGCGTCACGTTCACGGGCGGGCCGAGCGGGAACCGCGAGAGCGCAAGCCCTCCGGTGCCGTCTTCTGGCAATGCACAGCCGGTACTCCGGACCGAGACTTCGGGTGCGGTCCCCAGCACGGTCCATTTCCAGGCACAGGAGTTCAGGCGCGATCACTACCAGCAGGCGACGCCGGACTTCATGCCCACGGGGGGCACGATCCCGGAGGGCTCCAGCGACATTTGCCAGCAGGACATCGACAAGAACTACATCGGCAAGCTCGGCGGCGAAAAGGCGTTCAACACGGGTGGTTACGAGTGAGCGAGCCGAACGGTAGTTTCTTCATCTCGAAGCCGGAGACGGCGGTGGACGAGGTGCTGAACCCGGACATGCTTTTGAAGGCGGCTCCGGAGTACTACGGTCCGCGCTTCGACGCCATCGCTGACCTGCGCGCTCAGGACGACGGCTCGCTGCACCGGGGGCAGGGTTTCCGGCGCATCGCATCGTTCGTGAACGTGCCGCTGTTCGCGGCGGTCCGGACCGTGCTGGACCACGAGTTCATGCAGGACAAGAAGAAGTTCTACGCCTGGCTCCGGCGTAACAAGCGGTACTGCACCTACGACATCCGGAGCCACACCGTTGCCCCGAAGGGAACGATGACCTTCGTGGATGGGAAGGCCGTGTGAAGCCACTCAAGGTGTACACCCTCGTGCCCTATTCTCACACGGCCTCGCAGTACTACCGTGCCGAGGTGGTACTGGAGACAGCCGCGACACTCGGGCTGCCGATCCAATCCGTGATCGACCGCCACGACGCCGGCACCAGTGCCGAAGAGCGCGTGTCGCAGTTCTGCGAGTCGGACATCATCCTGCTCTACCAACCGCTCGGGGACACCGCGATCAACAACGTGCGCGGCGTGCAGGGCTTCCTGCCTTCGAAGCGGGACGGAGACTGGAAGTGGGCACCGAGCTTCGTGATCGAGACGGACGACAACCTGTTCAACGTCTCCCCGCTGAACCAGGCATTCAAAAGTCTCGGTGTGCGGGACATGAACGGCACCACGATTCCGCTCGGGCATGAGATCGGCGTGGTCCAAGACGGCGAACGCAAGGTGCTGTGGTACGACACCTCGTTGATGAACGGCAGCCGCCCCGAGCGTCGCGACACCGCACGGCCGATCAACCTCGCCAAGAACCGCCAGTCCATCGCCAGCTACCGCACGCTCTTGGAGATGGCGGACCAGGTCCAGTGTTCCACGCCGGAAGTCGAAGCAGCCGTTCGCAAGGAGGTCACGCCCCGCAGAACGCGGGTGTTCCCGAACCTCGTGCGTTTCGACCACTACCCGCAGGTCCATCTCGCTGAGAACCCCGACCAGGTCAAGATTCTCTGGCAGGGGGGTATTGCCCACTACGAGGACTGGTATCCACTGCGCGAGCAGTTGGGGCGTATCACCCAGAAGTACCCGCAGGTTCATTGGGTCATCTGGGGGGCACAGTTCCCGTGGGTCAACGAGTTGATCCCGCCGCACCGCTACACGTTCCAGGACTGGTGCCCGTACCAGGAGTACAAGCTGCGCCTGTGCATGATCGGGCACGACATCTCGCTCGCACCGCTGTCGGACAACGTGTTCAACTGCTGCCGGAGCGCGATCAAGTTCTACGAGTCCTCGGTGCTCCACAAGCCCGCTGCGACGCTGGCGCAGAACACCGCCGCCTACCGTGCCGAGATCGTGGACGGCGAGACCGCCCTGCTGTTCAACAACCCCGACGAGTTCGAGGAGAAGCTGTCCCGGCTCATCGAGGACGTGACGTTCAGGAAGCAGTTGGCAGCGAACGCGAAGGATTGGGTGTCGGAGAACCGGGACGCGATGAAGGTGGTGCCGAGCATCATCGAGTCATGGGAGCGCTTGCGCGAGGAGCGGACCATCGAGCAGCCGCACGTCGGCGAGCCCGAATGGGCCGAGATCGAAGCCGCTGACCGCGCCGAGCAGGAATCGGAGAACGGAGTCACGGATGAGCCTGTTCCAGCCCTCGACGAAAGCGGTTAGCGCCGCCTGCCAAGAGATCGCAGACACGGTCGGCGCGTCCGGCGATGCGGAGATGACGACCCGCGCCGGACGTTCGCTGTTTGCCGGACTCCAGCACTTCAACAACCGCGCGAACTGGAACTTTGCCCTCACCGAAGCCGCGCCCATT